AACGGTTTTTGTTGTCAATAAAAGTGGTAAGTGCTCGCATTGCTAACTCCTTTTTAATTACTATACAAGTATTATAGCAAAATGGGATTTATTGGTCAACCAAAAAAATGTGGCAAAAAAGCCACACTTTTAAGTGATTTTGTGCTTACATTGCACCGCCGCCACCACCACCACCACCTCCGCCTCCGTCGCCACCTCCGCCGTCGCCACCGCCCCCTGCACCATCACCGTTTGCGCCGCCGGCGTCAGTCCCGCCACCAAAGTCTGTGGCACCGTTTAATACTTGGAATGATTTTGTAAATGGTGTGATACTGGCAAAGGTAACAGTAAATTCCCAATCGCCAGCTTGAAGGGCAGTTCCTGCCACTGTGTCTTGGCCATTGGCATCAGTTGTACTTGACCCTGAGGCCCAGGGTAATGTGTAGGTGTACGCAGTAGACGGAGGACCGTTCACTACCAGTTGTAAAGTCTGGCCTTGATACACAATATCAATGTTGCCTGTAACAATGCCGGTGTACCAACCTGTTTGTTCCACTGCGGCTGTGACTGCGACCACTGCTGGTATCACATTCACTGTGGTTGAGGCTGAAACAAACTCTGGATTTACTGTTGTTTGACCAGCACTAAAAGTTAATGTAGCTGTGCCTGCGGCGCCCAAGTATGAACCTGGAATACGATACACACTACCAAGCCAGTTTGATGCACCATCACCAGCAGCCCATTCACTACCGGTTCCACCATACACAGTTCCACCAATAGTGCTGGTTAATGTAAACACTGTTGGGTCATAACCTGCCAGTGACACACTGGGTCTTATTCGCAAATTAACATAAAAATCAGTATTGATCAACAACTCAGTTACAGGCGCTTGTGGGTCATATCCTAATGGTAATACGCTGTTTGATGCATATAGATTTAGAACCGCAATTTTAACTGCAGGAGCCTCTACAGTTGGCTGAACATACGGATCTTGAGCTTTTGCTCTTGCAGTGCCTTCAACTCCGCAGGAATAGTCAGTAGAATTTGCGTTACCTGGTACTTGAAGTTCTGGCGGTGGTGGCAATGTAATTTTGGGATATTGTTGATTGACCAATAGTCTTGTGACTTCAACTGGCCGGGCTGCAAGAGTAGTACCAGTCACGGCTGTTAAAGCAGTGGATATTGCACCTAGTACCCTAGCCCCGCCAACTCCCGACGTTATGTCACCAACTTGTGCACCAATTCTAGCCACAGGAAATCCTGTAGTATTGTCAGACTCGGGCCATACACTGGGTACAATATTATCGTGCTTGATACTCATGCTTTGTCCATTATTGAGTTGTTACGACCTTCTCTTAACGCACCAAGCACAGCTTGACCTGATTGCGTGTCAGCATCTGCTACTGCAATCAAGAAAGAATTCTGTCCACCAATCTCACGATCTAGGCCTGCATATTGCAGTCCACTCATAAAGCTCATTGTGGCCTGTTGTCCACCTGGTACCAAGTTGGCAAAATCTAGGCCGGCACGAACTTGGTTGTCGTATTCATATTCATACTGAGCACAGATTGAATTAAAACTGTTGTTCAATGATGTGGTATGAGCAGGATAGGCCGCAATCAATGCAGAAATTGCTGTGTTGGCCGCTGGTATTAACCCTGTGGTAAATGCATCATCACCTGACGCATACACGCCGGCTGCAGGGCCGCTGGGGATTGTTATTGGTCCTGCATTAGGACCATATGTTCCAGACACTGTGGCCAGCATGTCTGCGTAGATGCCGGTCAAGGTTGCGACATTCATGTTGGCAATAACAGCTGACGTATTTTCTAATGCATTCTGTGTTTTTGTACCAACAGCAGAGCCCAAAAAGTCCTGCATGGTAAATGTGCCAAACTCGCCTGTGCCATTGGCAAATGTGTTTTTGTAGTAACTGGTCACTGTGTCTGGCACAGGCTTGGTTACATTTTCAACTAGATCAAGACCTTTGAGTGTTTCCATGATTATCCTAACAATGCGGCTGCCAATTGCGGTGCAGTAACAGTAGAGATTCCAGTGACTTGTTGAAGACTGGACTGGAATGCTTTGTTTGCTACTGCTTGATCTGGCGGAATAATCTTTGCCAATTCGTCGCAGCCAGCAGGCAAGGTAATAGCTGTGCTGTCATTGAGTGCTGCCTGAATAGCAGGATTCACAGCGCCATCAGGTTCAAAAATCAATATGCTGGTACTACCCGGGGACGGTGGTGTGTTTGGATCAATCACTGTGCTAGGTGCTGTGGATATCACAGTCATGCTGGGCCAACTGGTTGGGAATATTTTTTTCAAGTCCAGCAAGTCACCTAGATTTGCAATATTTGGTATCACAGCATCTAGTATGTCCAGAGCATAGGTCAAACAGTCGCCATCAATGGCCACCATGGCAGCATAGGCTCGTTTCTGCAGTGTGTTAAATTCATTTTCAGTAGGGGTACGTTCACTGGCTTCAGGGGTGGCCAACAGAATAATATCACTTTGTGTTAGACCAAACTCTGCTAATTTAGTAGCAATACAACTCAGTGTACCTGATGTGATGCCTGCTTGTTCGCTGATTTGTTGTAGTACACTTGCTGGTGTGCCAAAGTCTGCTAACTTGCCTAGGTTCAGTAGGTTACCACTCTTGGCAATATCTGCACCAAAACATTTCAGTGCCAAGTTGGCCGCAGTAAGTTGTCCTGTAATTAGATCATTCATTGTGGTAAATGTAGGACCAAGATATGTTGTGGCATTGACTGCACTGCATATTAAATCGTTTGCACTTTGTCTATATCCTGCCGCAATTTGAAATATCTGACAAAACTTGTCTACACTGCCATCACCAAGATACATGGCAGCATTGTTGGCCACCAGATTGCCAAAGCCGCCCGGTTCGCTCACAGGTAACAGCACATTCATGCCAGCATATGATCCAGGCACACTGGATCCCAGGGCAGGACATGCGTTGCTGGCCAAGGTCTTTAGTGTGGTTACAATGTTGGCGCTGATGCCAAAACCAGGTGCGGCAGCAATAGCACCGTTCAAATTAGAAACAAAAGTAATTGAATTATAAGAGCTTACTGCATTGGTCAATGTGGCAGGAACTGCAATGCCTTGATTGTTCAGCAGGCCAGCGCCCGCAATCAATTGCAAAGGAGTGTATGTTCCCGGCGTTGAAAATCCTGCGCCGGCCATTATCCTGCCCTTACATTGCTACTGCCGCCGGTGCGGGTGTGACCACAGGTGTCAGCATCACCTGTGACACTGATGGGTTTGCCTGCTACTCGCACAGTGCTTACTCCACCTGCAGTTTGTGGGCCTGCATGTGATTTTTTACCATGGAAACTAACAGCCAAACCAATCACAGCCGTGGGCTTGTTGTTGGTACGCACTGAGCCAATGCCCGATGTTACTACACCACCGCCTGAATCTGAATCACCTTGTCTCTGTACTGCTGGCATGTTATCCTAGTATGAGTTTTTTCTCTGGTACTTTGATACCAGTTGTTGCTTCTAGATATTTCATCTTGACCGAGTCATCAGTCTTAGATACCAAAGAAACGCTGTTAGTATTTAACCGAATTTCTTCCTTGGGATCTGCAGTAAACAAGCTGGGCACAAGTCCCATGCCCTGTGGTCCTGGGGCAATACTCACTGGTTCTTCCAAGACGATCCAGTCCCCGCCAGATTGTTTGACTTTGGCTACCATTTCCTCGCCAGAATTCATTTTGAATGTGTATACTTGATTGTGTTCGAGTGCTAGTTGTGTCATTAGACGCTTTCTGTTAGTTTAGCTTTAAGTTCTGTAAATCCACCCACAAGTTCTCCGTCAAGGATAATCTGTGGTACTGTTCTGGCTGTAGGGATTGCTTCTAACAATTCTTCTTTGGTATACCCGTCTCCGATCTTGCGTTCTTCAAACGGGATACCTTTTTGTTTTAATAGTGCCTTTGCTTGATCGCAGTAAGGGCAGTGGTACTTGCTCCACAAGATTGCTGTCATTTTATTTTCCTAATAGTTTCATCATTGTACGTACATGTACACGATCTTTTTCTTTTTCATCTTCGGGCAATTGATCATAGGGCACATGTTGTGCCGCATTATAGTCGGCCTTGGGATTGCGCTTCATCCATTCAATGTGAATGTACTCTGCGGCTTTTTCCATGTCAGTAGAAAATTTGGACACAGCGTCGGCGGCTGCTTTACCTGCGGCCAAGTTTTCCCTTTGCCAGTCCGGGTGAATCTTATCAAATGGTTGGTTGATATCGCCTTCAGATCCGTCGCTGTTCTTTTTGATCCTGGGCTTTGTTCCTGTAGGATCAAAATTACGACGCCATTCTTCGTGTGCTGAACTGGCAAATTGTGTGATAGGATCTTCGTTGATTTGCATCATCTCGTTAATTTTGTCTAAATGTTTTCTAATATCTTGTTGCATCATAATTCTGGTAACTCCTCATAGTCAATGCTGTCGCTCATTATGCCGATAACATAATTAGTCGATTCGTTCTCCTGCAGTGCAGTTTGTTTCTTGCTGGTGTCAACGTGTTTGTTGAACCAAGGAATAGGGGTACTGCGTGGTGCAGGTTCCAAGTACTTGATACCAATTTCGTTGAGTGCGTTCTTGGCAGTGAAGTCCACAAAGTCTCTCAAGATGTTGGCATTGAGTCCAATCACAGGACCAAATTTAAACAAGTATTCTGCCCACTCTTTTTCTTCGCGGATCACATCCAGGTACAATTGGTACACTTCTGCTTCGCATTCTGCTTTGACGTCAGCAAAGCGAGTATCTTCTTTCACAACCTGATTGATCAAAAATGCAGTCCACTCTTTGTGTAGCAGTTCATCTTGCAAGATTAGTTGAATGATGTTGCCGTTGCCAATGAAGATCTTGTTCTCAACCATGGCCAATGAGGTTGCAAATGATACCATAAAGCGGAATGCTTCCAATGCGTAACTAGCATGTAGAGCCATGTAAATTGCTTTGACGTGGTCTTGTTCAGTGACTGCTTCACCTAGTTGTTTGCGGCAGTTGACCACATGTAGTTCTTCATAGTAGTTGCCCACACTTGATGCCATATCTACAATTTCTTTAGTGTCGTGGATGGTGTTGAACACATCCTTGGGTACATTGTAGATGTTGCGAATGATGTGACTGTAACTTCTTGAGTGAATGTTGGTTTCAAAGAATGTCCAGTTATACACTAAAGCTTCTAGTTCTGGTAGGCTTACTACAGGAGTAAAGATTTGACTTGGGCCACGACCTTGCAAACTATCTAGTGCTGTTTGGCGTAACAGGTTTGATGTAAAGATATGCTTGACAGTATCTGACGCATCTTTAAAGTCTTGTGAGTCTTTGGTCAATGAGATCTCTTCTGGCACCCAAAAGAATCCACGTGCCTCTTGCTCATACTTGGCAATCTTGTTGTACTTGACTTCTTCAAATCTTTGAATGGTCACAGGACCTGCTGGGTCCAGAAACATCTTGCGGTTCAAATAATCTGTTTTTGTTTTTAAATTGTATTGTTGTTTACTCATATATTACCAATGTCTGATTGTGTTGGCTATAATAAAGCCACAAGTTATAACGTGTATTATAACCCAAAACGTCTTGAAGAACAAGGCTATGCGAGCTTCTCGAAGAGTCAAGATAGGCACATCTGGACGATCATGATCTGACTCGCCCATCAGGTGCCCAGTGGCTCTGGCCCATATCTTTTCTATACTGTTCACAGTTTACAGCTTTCACAGTCTTCCTCAAGATCAAAATCAATTTCCTCCAAAGGAGCTGCCTCGTCGGCCTTTTGTTTTGATCCTGCTTTGTTGATTAGACTGTAGTAGAATGTTTTCAATCCCCAGTAATGTGCCTGCATCAAGTTCTTGGCAATCAATGTGGTGGGCACTTTACGGTCAGCAAAGTGTGCGGGATTGTAAAATGTGTTTGTGCTGATTGACTGATCAATGTAGGCAGCCAATACTGCGGCAGTCTTCAAGTAGCCGTCACAGTCCTTCTGTGCCCACATCTGTTGATATTTGTTTTTCAACTTGTGATACTCAGGCACAACTTGTGTGAGCGAACCTGCCTTGGATTCTTTTACAGAGATCAAACTCATGGGCATTTCAATACCGTTGGTTGAGTTGATCACCACTGAGCTGGACTCCACAGGAGCAATGGCCATTTGGGTGGCATTGCGTACTCCATAGCTACGCATTTCAGCACGTAGCCCTTCCCAGTTCAGTTCAGGTGTGAAGTCTGTGAGTTCGTTCACCCCCTTGGCACGTAGTTCCCAGGGAAAAATGCCTTTGCCGTAGCGTGTTCGGTCTGAGTCCGCACAACGACCACGTTCCTTGGCCAGTTCAACTGAGGCTTCTGTCAGGTAGTAGGCCTGGTGTTCCATCCACGTCTTGACGTCAGCCAGGGCGTCTCGCTCTCCGTATTTGAATCCACGCTTGGCGTGCCAATAGGCAAGGTTGGTGACTCCAATTCCAAGCGGTCTGATTTCGTCATTGGATAGTTTAGACTGGATGGAAAGAAAGTCTTGATAATCAAGAATGTTGTTGAGGCTACGATGCAGTATGCGACAAGCACGGCGCATGTCTTCTGGGTTACGGAACGCACCCCAATTGATTGAGCCCAGAGTGCAAAGTGCGATACGACCATCGCTGTCATCCAGACGTTTAAAGGATTTAGTAGGTAAAAGTATTTCACAGCAAAGATTACTCTGGTAAATGGTATGATACTCAGGATCAAAAGGTCCTTGGTTCATCACATTGTCAATGAACACTAGATAGATACGACCAGTGTCTGTTCGTTCCTTGAGTATGCCTGATTTGAACACTTCTTCAGCACTCATGGTCTTTGTTCTCAAGTCTTTGCGTTTTTCATATTCGCAATAGAGCTGTTCAAACCGTTGTGTGTTTTGATAAAATGCTTCGTACAGGTCTGGTACTTCGTTTGGGTCAAAGAAAGTTATGTTTTCTTTGTTCTTGAATCGTCTCCAGAAGAAAGCACTAAGCACAACCCCATAATCCATATGACGGACTCGGGTTTCTTCTGTTCCTTGGTTGTTCTTAAGAACAATAAGATCATCAAACTGATGATGCCAAATAGGATAAAATACAGTAGCACTTGCATTACGAATACCTCCTTGTGAGCATGAGCGCAAATCTCCAAACCATTTCTTCAAGAATGGTATCATGCCTGTATGCTGGATCTCACCACCACGGATGGGTGAACCTAATGAGCGCAGTCGTCCAATTTCTAAACCAATGCCTGCACGTTTGCTGGCATACTTGGCCATCATTTCTCCGGACGCGAAAATACTGTCCAAATCATCATCCGAGCGAATAAGCACACAACTACTAAACTGTTTAGTAGGAGTACCAAGCCCTGCCAACACTGGCGTGGCCAATGTGAAAAGCCCGTCGCTGGCTGCTGTGTAATACTCTTTGATGTAGCGCATTCTCGCTGAGTTCGGTTCTTCTGAGTGAAATACAGTAGCGGCCGCGACCATGTATCTAATTTGTGGAGTTTCATATATTTGTTTGGTACTACGGTTCTTGACCAAGTACTTCTCTATCAGTTGTTCAATTGCCGCATATGAATAGGTTTCATCTTTTGAGTGATCCAACATGTCATTCATGCGGTTCCAGTCATCCTCTGTGTACCATTCCAGTAATTCTGGAGTGTATAGGCCAGTGTCTACATTGGTCTTTACAATTTCATACAAGTGTGGTGGAGTATATGAACCATATACATCTTTACGCAACATGCTGAGTCGTTGCTTGCCTGCTACGAATTGATAATTGGTGTGACCCACATCAGGATTTGACTCTACGTCAATAAGGTCAACTATGGCACGTAAGGTAATTTCATCAATTTCCTTGGTGGTAATTCCATCGTAAAAATGCAACTGTGCCTTGATCTCTACCATGCTCTGGCTCACGTCTGCAATGCCTGCGCATATTTTGGCAATTTGTGTCTGCCACTTTTCCAATGCCAATGGCTCCCGCTGCCCTGAGCGTTTTACAACTGTTATTATTTTCATTCTACTCCTACTTTATTTGTAGTTTTATTTGGTTTTGTGTTATCTGATGTCGAGTCTTTTTGAGACTCAGGTTGATATTTACGACAGTGTCTCGGTCCCAATTCAATATATATTTTCCCTGGTTCACTTGGACTAAATTGTCGCTATCCACCTCTACAAGCACCGCATCTTGTAGGTCGGGTCTATCAAGTATTGTTATAGTATACAGGATTCCAAGGCCGCGAGCAAGGCCACAATACAAGTTGTCATCCAGTAATTGCCAGGGATCTGGCCAATTTGCACGGTCGTCCCAGTGTAGGTGATATGGCGTCCAGGGTGCGTCAAACCACCATGAATTGATGGCTGAGAGAGTTGCATCAGTGTCCAGGGATTCACACTGGCGACGAAGATTGGACCAACTTGCTAGTCGGTCACTAAAGGTTTTATGCCACATTAAGCTAGGTGAGTGATAGAGTAAGTTATTGAGCCGGCTGTGCCAGTTGGGGTGGCATCTGCGTATGACACTGTGACCACACTGGTGGCTTCTGCAGCCGATAACACAAAGCCAGTTGACGCATTATCTGAATAGTCATCAGTAAACGAGAATGTGGTTCCAGACACAATAGTAATTGTGCCTGTGCGATAAGTTGTGCCACGCTTGATAGTGTAATCCATTCGGAATGCTCGGATGCCTGTGGCACTGCTGTCCACTGTGAACAAGGTAGAAGTTGCGGCTGAATCGGCCAGGGTGGATACCACGCCAGTAGTGCGCACATACTGACCCAGATTCATCTGGTTGGCAATAGTGGTATTGGCCACACCTGATATTACATAACCAATCTTGCTGGTGTTCATGCCAAACGCAATACTACCAGTGGCGCCTAGGCTCACACGAGGATAGGTTGCGCTCTGTGCAGTGGTGCGCTGGAACATGTCGCCCATGCTGACATTGTTGTCTGTGTCAATACTGATCACAGGTGTGGTGGCTGTGACAGTGTAGTTGTTGCCCACATCATAGAATATGTTGTAGGCACTGATGTTAAATGTTGCTCCCACAATCTGAATGCCTTGAGTGTACACATCATCAAAGGTGTTGTGTACCATGCGAACGCCTGTGGGACTGGTGTCTAAAATAATACCACGGTACATGGCATCAAAATAGCAGTTACTGATTGTGGCGCCGTTGATCACAGCATCAGTATTGACGCCATAAGTGACTCCGGTGAATCTGCAGTTATCAAAATAGATTTGGTTACAAGGATACGATATTGTGCTGGCAAAGTTTACTCCGCTGAGAGAGGCATCAGTCACTGTGTTTATGTTTGTGCTGGCAGTAAACGGGCCTTGGAATGTGATGTTGGTAAAAGATACTTGTTCAGCATCTTCCACCATTAAGATGTTGTGAGAGTTAGCAGAGTCATTGCCATATGTGGCTGTTTGGAATCGCATGCCAGATACTTCAATGCTTTGCGGAGCATATTGTGCGCCACCTGTGCCAATGTCGCTGCCTACCTGTTGCAAGCTGTCTGCTGTGCGTACCACGTATTCTGGTAGGCCCGCTGGCACTGGGTCCCAAAAGTTGACATTTGTGATTGCTGTGCCAGCAGACACCGCGGCAATTGATCGGAAATAGTAGACACCGCCCGAGCCTGCAGGATAGTATACCAACACGCCTGTGGCATAAGGTATGGCACTAGACCAGGTTTCTACAGCAAAGTTAATGATACTGGAGTTAGGACCTTCTCCGTACAACTGAGCAAATGGAGGAATCTTGATAGTGTCAGTGATTAGATATGTTCCTGCAGGGAAGAACAAACTTCTACGAATCTGTGTGTTGGTCTGGCGGCAGTACAACTGAAACAAGGCACGATTGATAGCGGCTGTGTCGTCTGTAACTCCGTCTCCGGTGGCGCCAAAGTCTGTGACCACGGCATAGCTGTCCAGTCTGCTCTGCAGGCTTTGACTTACTGGTGAACCTGATGTGGCACCTGTTTGTACGTCATATCCGGCAGCAGAACCTTTGTAGGTATAGGCTGTGGTATATTGCAACAGATCTGAAAATTCTGTAAGGATTTCAGTGTTGCCCACAACAGGAGCACCTTCGGTTAGTTCGCCATTGCCAATGAACAATTGTCGTGTGTCTACTGCCCAGCCCAATTCTGCGCCAGCCAGTGGCTCAGGTAAGTCTTGTGCCAGACCTTTTCGTTGTGTAATTCTAGATATTTGTAAAATGGCCACGGTGCGTCCTCAATAGATCACGTATTTAGCAGATAGAACTGCTCAACACGGCGCCACCACAGATCTCTGTAGCGATCAAACTCTGCACCTTCCAACACAAACTCTTGATATTCTGGGGGTTTAATGATGTTGAACTGCTCGTCAACATCTGGTTTGACGCACATCAAGATCACACCCTTGCGTATGCGTGTGCCATGCACTTCATTGTGTGCTTCTGCATAGGCGCATAACTGCACAAAATAGTCCTCAATCCATTCACGCCGTTTGGGCTTGTTGCTTTGCTTGTAGTCCAAGATTGATTCTTCATTCAGATGAATCCCGGCGCCGTCTGTTGTGCCTGCGTAGATCCCGGGAAAGTATAGCGGAACTTCGATGCCCCAAAATTCGTTCACATTCTTCAAACCCTTTTCCACCACCACATGTGCCATGGCATGACTGGCCCAGCTGTAAGGATTTGTAGTGCGTTCTTTGATTTCACCTGTCTTTACATAGTCCTCAAGATAGGTGTGCATACGTGTGCCTCGATTGGCAGCTTCCGTAGTGATCTGCTGTGCTTTTTCTGCACCCACTCTGGTGTGGAGTAAAAACGTTTGCCTTCAACTACTACTCGGGGAATGGGTTGGTAATCAAATTTAGGATTGTACATCAAGTTTCTTAAAGAATGCCACCCGGTGAGTTATTTCCAGGGAGAATTGTTTTTCTATATCAATGTCATTAGTCATGATATTGATCAATTCTTTGTCAGGGGCATCTAGTAGATTATACAGTCTTTCATTAAGTAAAGCAAATGATTGGTCAGTCTTTTTGTCAAAATAGGCATTATGGCTTAGAAATTTTAACCATTGTTCATGACTTTCGGGCATGTTCTTTAATTCTTCAATTGTGGAATTTATAAAATTAAAAAGCACCCGGGTATGGTCAGGATATTTCTTAAAGATGCCATGCCCGACACAGATCTGTAAAAACTCAATCAACGCTGGTCGATATCGTATAGGCAAGGCTTCTACGTCCAGGTGGCGGGTCTGATTTGTAAGATTAATAGGTTTTATAGGAAATGAATAATGCTGTTGATCAAACCAGGCTGACCAATAGGTCATAAATTCGTCAATGTACATGATGTTGTTGAGGCTGAACACTGGTGTGATCAAACAACGCCATCTAGGAGTATATGTTTTCTTTCCAGACACAATACTCAGAGTGGTTTGATGACTCATTAGTGTGGCTAAATTGTTTTCAATCTTTTCAAATTTAGCCGGCCACCGCAGATATTGATAATTGTCGCCCACTGAGTCAATGCTTAAATTGATATCTACATCTCTAAACTGTGACATCTTGCTCATGAGATCGTAGCCTGGCCGTACTGACAGTGCAGTGGTCACACGCAGATGCACACGAGGTGCAATTCCTTGAGCAATCATCCAGTTCAAAAGTTTTTTCATGCCTGGCTGCACAAGACTTTCCCCACCAATGAAATGCACATAAAAATGCTCTACCTCGGGCAATTTTTCTAATATGGTTGTGGTAATCAACTTCCAGTGTTCAGGACTTGTACTAATATCTATTTCATACTGTTCGCTCACAGGAGTATTGGTTATTCTAGCCCAGGTCGAGCTTTCTGTTTTTGAACAACTCCTGCAGGCTAGATTACAAAAGTTACTGAACTTGACCCGCAGTTCAAACTCAGGAAGTGCTTGTTTTTCTACAAAACTCCTTAATCTATCTTCAATGTATCCCAAGAAACCATTCACACGTTCACTAGCACCACTGTGGTCTTCTTCAGATTTACAGCGCCAGCATGCTTCAGGCCATTGTTCATTTAACTGTTGCTCTTTGATATCAGCAAATGGATCTGCTCCTGCACTGGGCACAAAAGTTCTGTCGTCAAGATTGCAACAACAGGTTTTGTACACGGGTTCTGAACTCAGCTCTGAATAACGTGTGTCTAGTGTGACATAGGGATATATGCACAATGTGGGATTTTGTTCAGCCCATAACAGTCGTTGGTCTACAGACTTTTTCAGTGCGTCGGTCATACTCGAAAACTTTCTCCGCAACCGCAACGATCACGCTCATTGGGATTGCGGAATTCAAATCCTTCATTTAGGCCGTTGCGCACAAAGTCCACAGTTACGCCTTGCAAGTAGGCACAACTCTTGGGATCTACATAAATTTCACAGCCGTTACAGCTAAAGCATTGATCTTCAGTTTTGGGTGCATCAACATATTCCAACACATAGGCCAGGCCTGAACAGCCTGTGGTACGAACACCTAGTCTGATGCCTACACCATGCCCGCGACGTTGGAGTGTTTGTTTTATCTTTCTAGCCGCAATGTCAGTTACTGATACCATGATTTTTTAGTGCAATATGTGTTGCAAGCAGTTAGTTGTTTAGGGGTGTCAAATGTGTCAATTATCTGATTGAACCACACTACGCCTTTTTCCAATGTGTCTACAGTGGCTCCGTCCCTGAGCACATGAACATCTTCCACATATGTTGTGCCAGGCTTGCTGAAATTGCCAATGAAACAGCACGGATCTATATTGCCGTCGGATGCAATATACATACTCACTGGTGACCAAATGTGTAGGGCCTTGCACTCAACTTCATCGTAGGGTGCCTGGGCCAGTTTACGAGGTCCGTGCAGATTGATCCATTCTTCTGTGATTTGATCTGGGAAAGTTTTACCTGATTCTTTTTTGAGTTCAAATATTTTTTGGCCGTGTTGATTGTATACTGGTCCCCAGTCTCGGCCATGATGTCTCAAATTGAATTTTTTAAATCCCAGTGCTTCACTGCGTTCACGTGCTTCGTTGATCTGATGACGATTGTGATCAAATTCAGTCATGCACCAATTGGCATGCCCACCGGCTGCAATAAAGATTTGAGCATTTTTGATCACTGTTTCAAACACTGTGTTTTGTCGGTAGATATGATGAGTGTCTTCAAGACCGTCAATGCAAAACTCCATAACCACTCCTGTGGCTGCCAAGGATTGCCAAAATTCACGACCTTGGGCGCCGCCATTGGTGGATGCAGAAAGTGTTAATCCAGGTTTTCCAGGTTTAAATTTTTGTCCGTGTTGTCTAAACCAAGCCAATATACTGGGTGTTTCAGGATTCATCACTAGGTCGCCAAGGTTTCCATTTATTAACACACGTTTCAGTTGTGCAACCACAGTCTCAGGCACAATTGTTTTGATTTTTTCCAAGGTCAAATTGGTTTCTTTATAACCAAAATTGTAGGGAAATCCATGATAGTTGCGCATGCACATGGGGCACCTTGCGTTACACAAGGAACTGATTTCTATTTGTAATTCTCGAATGTCTGAGATGTTAATCATGATGTATTTAAGATATATTTGCTGGCTACCATTTCAGCAAACCGTCTGTTGGTCTCTGCATTGTAATGCCCGCCTGGTAACTCACCTCTTGCACTACTGGCATAGGTTACAATATTGTTAATGTGCAACCAATCAATGCCTGTGTCTTCCCAGGCTCCACGTATGTCAGGAAATTGGTTTAATAATTTGATACCACCAGCTGGGTCTAGAACAGAACTAACAAAGTTGTGGGTAGAAAACACATGTATGTTCTTGACTCCGTGACTGCGACATATGGCTTGTGAAATCATCACTGTGACTAGAAATCTATAAAAATTAGATTCCCATCCTTCTAGCAGTTTTAAGTTAACAAAATAATCAGTTTCAGGTCCTAATCGAGGCACTGTGCCAGCATTTACAAACCTTGGTAAAATTTTATCCTGATACTGATTATTGAACAATACTTCTCGATCAATAGAACTAAACTGCAATATCACAGTGTCTGGTTTAATCTTTATTAGATCTTGTGCCAGCTTGTAAGGCCAGTAACTGGGGCCTGACTTGGCCGCAGACTGATTAATTACTGTTTGTTGAGTTATTTCTGCCAACTGCCCTGGCCAACATAACTTTGCTTCCAGGTCATGAAGTACCTTGTCACCTAGTGTTCTATGAAGTTCTTGACTTTCTTTTATTGCAATATCACTACCGCACCAGTTGTGATATTTGACTAGATTGGATGTGCGTTCTGTGTGGCCTGGCCAACTGGGGTACAAATAATCAGCTAGTTCACTGCCCGAACTAAAGCTGTCACCTAGCACATAGATCATTGATGTCTTTTGCGATAGTCTTCTACTGCCGCTTTGATTGCATCTTCTGCAAGTATTGAACAGTGAATTTTAACAGGGGGGAGGGCAAGCTCATCAGCAATCTCGCTATTTTTGATCGCTGCCGCTTCGTCAAGTGTGCGTCCTTTGACCCATTCAGTAACCAGCGAACTCGACGCAATCGCTGAGCCGCAACCATATGTTTTAAATCTTGCATCTGTGATTACTCCATCTTTTACTTTTATTTGTAACTTCATCACATCACCGCAGGCAGGTGCTCCTACCATGCCTGTACCTACATCTTCGTCGCCTTTTTCAAAGCTACCCACGTTGCGTGGATTCTCATAATGATCTACTACTTGATTGGAATATGCCATATTATTGTGTACAGGTTCTTTCGCGGTAGATTTTACCGTCGAGTGTTTGGATTTCTTTCCAAGGCGTGCAAGACTCTTGCGGCACGTAGACGGGTTGTTGTTGCACAATCACTGTTTCTGCTTGTGCAGGTCTATTGGCAATAACAGCACCTACTACCCCGCCAATGATTAACGGGGCGACCCAATTATTATGACCATAATGGCCGTAGTATCTGGCATGTCCATACGGACCGTGGTGGCCATGTCGCCAATGTTGTGCTAGTGCAGGCACTGTGACCATTAACAATGCTAGTGAAATTAAGATCTTTTTCATAGTGATCTCCTTTAAGTTATTATACTATATATAACGCCTAAAGTCAACCAAATGTTGACAGTTTTGATTAAAC